CTCCTTTTTAGGTGTCAGTATGGTAGAACTTGTAAGCTCCGCTCGCGAATGCTTGATCTAGAGCAGGATCTCCAAGTATTACCTTTTCCATCAACGCACCTTTCGCGTTCTCTTGCGCCTGAGCAGGTTTCAATTGATTTTTAGACATTTCGTAAAAACGTCTAATCTTCGCAAATCTTATTCTTTTATGAACTCTCATGCACACCACATCTTGATAGACGTACAAACCTTCAGAATCAAATTTGAGTGGAGCAAGAAATTCACTTGCAAGATGTTCTTTTCGTAGAAATTCAAATCCTTCTGCCATCTTCGCACCAAGTTGACGCTGGTCACGATTCACCCAAATTGCGATGTACTCGTTATCTTTTAACTGTACATTCATATAATCTGGAAGATCGTGCTCAATAACTGGAATATAAACATCCGGCCTGAGGATTTGAGACTCATCTAATGTAGCATAATCAGGTTCTTTAGGCTTCAAGCCTTCCACAACAGCTTCTTTTCTGCTATTTAAAACCTTATTAATCACATCCTCTAGCGTCTCTGGAGACACCCCTGCACTAACCATAGAAGCAGCAACAGAAGAAACACTAGGAGCAGGAGCAATTCCTCCGGCAACTTTAGCTCTTTGCGCATCAATATCCTTTTGAGCCTTAGCGTGGAGTTGTTCAGGAGTTAATCCTGCCGCTTCAGCTTTAATCTGCTCATTAGACATAACCAACTCCTTGATCGAAGCACATCTTTGCGTATTCTTCTGGTTTCATTCCAGCAATTCGCGCTGCTTTACGAATGTCATCATTTATTTCAAGATGTTCTTCTGGTTTTTCAGCACCAGCTCCAGCCGCCCCGCTAGAAGTTCCGCGCGCACCATTTGAAGAAGCAAAACGAGATTTAAGTTTACCCTCTCTAGCCTCTTCAGCGTGTTTTCCAAGGACGGTGTAGTAACAATTTTCGACAACTGAGGAATCGTTTCTCGCTTGAAGATTCTGGTTCGCGAGCAACTTGTCGATTTCACTTTTCACCTCTCCAGTATAATATGGGAAGCGCTCCGCATCTTCAAATACATCTCTCTTAATTTGATCCGCGCGCAATGTAAGAATCGCAAGAGATTGATCTGTTGTACCCTTTTTAATTGCCGCGGCAGGATCAGTTAAAATCAATTGTTGAAGTTCTTCATCAGTCTGTACCTGCTGCTGTTGTTGCTGTTGTTGTCTCGCTCTAGTTGCAACTTCCTCGCGCTCTCTTCTCTGGTCATCTACATAGGCTTGAATCCCTTTCAAGCCATTAACCAATTCATCCATCTTAGAGCCTTGCGAAAGAGCGGAATCAAGCTTCTTCTGCGTCTCCTCATCTAGCTTGATTTCTACACTCTCTTTCCCATCCTTATCATCCTTCTTCATCCACGGTAGTAACGGCATTTTATTCCTGCGCCTTTCTGAAAGCCTCAGCTTGCACTTTCTGCTTCTCGATGTTATCTTCTATCGTTTGTACAGCTAGAGGCAATTGCTCAAGCATCGCGAGCAAATTACGTTGCGCGATCATGATACTTATCTCTGTTTTATAAACCTCTGCTGTTTTCTCTTTCAACCCGTTCATTGAATATTGCCAAATCTCTGCTTCTTTCTGTAGCCGTAGGCTATTGAGAAATCCCTGAAGTGGCTGGAACTCCTCCAAGTTGTAAAGCGCCTTGAGGGACGCCTTGTGTGGGACTAGGTCTTCCATTCGATTGATTTGCATTTGCTCCTCCTGCTCCTTGCGGTTGTTGTGCTATTTGCGCCATTATCTCTTTCACCTGCGGGAGAAGAGAATCTGGGTTCTCTTTATTAAAATTGCGCAATAAATCTTGCATAAGAAGCCTATTTGCTATAAGAGCTTGAGAATAGAACGTTTTTAACGACTGTGGAATTTGTGGATTCATCATAGCTTCAATAATTTGCGCTTGGGCTTGAACCCAAGCGCCTAGCTTATCAGCTAGTAAGATATCATTCTGTCTTTCCAATTCTTTATTATAAGAAGGAGTAGTAGGACGTAATCTGAGTCCAAGCGTTCCTTTTTTAAAATTATCAAGAGCTTTCTTGAGATATTCTCCGTTATCTCCATAACGACGTAGACGCCCTCCTATCCCAAAGTGAGAATACATCTTCAAAATCTTTATCCCTAAACGAACGTGCGCAGCGCGCATATCTGCGAGACGGAGATTATTTCTATTATTCTGCTGCATCATCACCATGCTCGTGCCTGCGGCTGAATAAATTCCTCTCTTTGGATTAACAATTCCTCCTCCAGTGCCTCCAATCGCAGGATCAACTCCCGCACGTTCTTTAGCGAGAGCGGAGATAAATTGATCAGGTCCGTCATTATATCCAACATCTGCTCCAGGCTTGAGCAACTCAATTTCTCCTTCTTTAGCTGGAACCGCAACTCCTGGATAGAATTCAAGAATACTTGAGAGTTTACTCTCTGGAGAGACACGCCACACCCCCATCATTGCGTAGTTTCGATTATTTGTTCTCCAATTCGAGTTATTAGAAAGTTCTTTTTGATATTGATGTAACATTTCAGCATATCCAGTACCAAGATAAGATTCGTCATCATATGCCATCTTAACATCTTCGATTGGCACCATATTATCGGGATAATTATTGAATGTAATATAGAAGACCTTTTCATGTTTTTTACTGTACTTTGCCTCCATAGAATACGTCTTCCCGTCTTTGTCATACTTGAAGAATAGATTGTAGATATACCATCTCGCAGCTCCGGTATCAATTCCCGATGAGCCAAATGAGAATTGTTCATTTATCTCTCTCTCCATCTCTGTTTCTTGAACCGCATCGGGAGAATTAAGAAGTATATCTATATCTTCTTGTTTATAATAAGGACTCTTATGTGGAAGATTCTGTACTTCCCAATAATCTAACGGTTGGATAAAACCATAGAACTTCATATTCGCAAGTGTAGGTACAGAAGGATCGAAAAGAAATCTATTAAGAGGCAATAACTCTGGATGTGGTCCATCTCTTCTAACAACATCAACAGGAGCACCTTTAGGTTGCGAAGTAGTATTCTCGCCCCCTCCTATATACATGTACTCTATCTCTGTTTCATACTCCATTGGAGTGTAAATCACTCCAGTACCATACTTTATTGCGCTATAATAAGCAGCTTGCTCTACGCGATATAGGTCTAGCTCATCCGGGCTATAAGCCATATCCATCATGAATCTTTCTATAAGTTGCTTTTGATTATTACCCTCTTTATCTGGGACATCTCCGCTAAGAACAACAGTCCATAGAGGATCATACAAATAGATCGCACCAATAACACGCGACAATAGTTCATCACTATATGTCCCCACTAGTTGAATTACAAGATTCGCTGCTCCAGGCCAGGGCCAATTTACATCTTTATTCTTCGGTCTACCTTTATAAATGCGCACATATTCTGGAAGTTTCTCAGTTCTAAAAGAGACAAGTCTCTGTTCGAGATGCTTCACTTTATCTTTAATGAAGCGCTCTAAATCTTCATAGGGTTCTTTACCCCATTCAGATCGTTTTACAAGAACTGGCGGTGTATATGGCATTTATAGTCCTGATTTCGGCGCTCTCTTAGAACTTTTCGTTGCTCCAGAATAAGGTGGAGTTCTAGGACCGCCCAAGTCTCTAGCTGCGCGCGCACGAACTTCTTCATTCGCTCTTTGCACACCGCTCATGGAAGAAGGATACGCAGTGCTTTGGGCCTTGGATGGAGAATCAATCTTTCGCGCAAAATCTCCAAGCGCCCCTGCTATATCAGTAATCGGCTTCGCTGGATTCTCTGCCATGACAATACTCCTAACTACGTTATTTACCTGTGTATGGTGGAGTTCTCTTTCCTCCTAAATCTCGATTTGCTCTCTGTCCAGGTTGTAACTTTAATTCACTCTTCGCGTACTCAAGTTTCTGTCCAAGCTTACGTCCCAAAGATGTAGAAGCAAAACCTGTTCTCCTATCTTCAATATCCTTCGATACAGGTTGATTCTTCGGAATATCCATTTTCTACCCCACAGAAGCAAGCCTGCGCGCGAAATCCGCTCTCCCTGCTGCGAGAAAATCAGATACATCATCTTCCGATACAAGATCGAATCCCCAAATCTGTGGTCCGTAGGACAGAACATCTAAGAGATCAATAAGCCATCTTTTTTGACCGTATGCTTGCGCTTCTTCTTTAATTCCCTCACAATTATTCACATCGAGATACACTTCATGGCGCTCGATTACGGGAATAAAATTATCAATTCTCTCTTCCTTCGCGTTCACATTCTGTGGAGTCTTTAACTCCAAGAAGGACATTCCAGCTATTTCAGGATGTTCTTTCTTATTTCTGGCCACAAAATAGTTTAGATGATATAATAGAAACTTTTGTGCCGCCACTGCCTCTACATGTATTTTGCGCAATTTCCATTTTATGGCTAAGAAAAATACCTTAGTAATAAAATCTTCAATAGAACAGGCTTCCGCCCATTGATCGAGGATATAAATTCTACGCGGATCTCGTTGTATTCCTGAGACAATAATTGCATGACGACATCTACCACCTTTTCCGGGTTCTCCTGTACTATGCTGGCCTCCATGGTTAGGGTCCACCACCATAAACCTTTCGAGATTTCTTGGGAACACATCTTTCTCAACATCTCCCTCTGCTACATGATGCCTAATAGTTATACGATACTGCGAAGGTGGAGCAATTTCCTCTTTACCTATCCAGAGCACCTTTGGTGTAGCGGCTGCATTGTACACGCGCTCAAAGTGAAAGAAGCGGAAGTCACCCATGTTGATTTTTGCTCTGCTCGGATCAATAGGAAAGTTGAGGAATTGACATGAGAAATGATATGTACCCAAACGACGTTTCCATCGAAGAAGTTTTTCTTTAGTAAATCCCTCTGGATATATTGGCTCGCCAAAAGGATGTAACGCACAACACCCTCCGAGCGCAGAATGCGTGATCCAGGTAAAGTATTGTTCCTCTTTACGTATGTGTGAATTGAGATCGTCTGTGCTCCAGCGATTACCCACAACGAGTTCATCGAAATCTCTCCCAGGATCATCGCTATCTGAATCAGTCGCACCAACTAATACTTGATGATAATCTATTGTATCCTGCATTACAATTTGACTTTTTCTAGCTTCACGTCCAACAAGGTCGTCCTGTACGCATTTATTGTAGTGTCTGCTTTGTAGAGCGGCGCCAACGCCAATAAAATCAAAAGTACCCTCACCATGTCCTCTTCCTTCACTGGTTCTTCGTTGATGTAAAGAATCGGCTGTCCATGTTTCCCTTTCAGTAGGGAGGATATCAAAGAACAACTCTCTGAAGAGATCGTTATTCTCATAATGGTTCGCGATTCTTCCGCCAAGCTTGATTGCATTCTTAATCGTCTCCGACACGAGTAGAACTCGTATGTCCTGATTATGCGCTCTGTGCATCCATTGGATATAAAGATCGCTATACCCTATATTCGTAAAGTAATCTTCCTCTCGATGTCCAAATGGTAAAGCCCACCACATAGGGGCACACTCTGAATACACCGTACTTTTTAGATGATCTCTTGGTATTTCTATTCCTTCTTTCAGCCCATCCTTCATAATGAGCAGACACATCTGATAATGTAAGTTTCTTCTTTGATCTGGATTTCTTGAGAATTTGTTGCGCCGCAAGACAACAGTCGAAAAATAATATAAGTCCATCAAACAATTCATCCGGTATGCAAGCCGCTTGGCATTCCCAGTTATAAGCCCCGTGGGAATCAATTTGTAATTTAATATGATATTTCTCGGAACAATACTCTCCCCAAGTGATCCTCTTTCTAAACCACTTAATGCAGATAAAGTGTCTCTGATCTGCCGCTCTGCTATTGTTGTCAAGATTAGATATTCGCGCTCTCCTGCTCATTTTTCTTCGAGAATTTGTCAATAGCCGCTGAGTATTCTTCCCAGCTGACTGAAAGGATTTGGGCAAGATACTGTTCTACAAGCGTAGCTTGGATATGCTCTGTATGATATGGAGCTTCTGGCATATCTCCATATTCATTGACTTTGCCAAGAAGTACTTGCGCGAAATCAAATTTATCTATATCTTCGTATTTAATTCCATTTCTTCTGCACAGAAATGCTTCCACGAGTTCATGGATCATGACCAAAAATTCATAATCTTCCGCATTTCTCACTTCTTCCATATTTACAAGATTCCCATTCGATGAAGTTACCTCCGTAAAATCAGAAATGCGCATCTCTATATTTTGCGCATTCTTCATCCAATAATCACCTACGGTATCATATCGCTGCGATTTGTTCGGAATTACGTGTATCTTATAATTCATCTAATCACTCCCCGCACTATCTGTGTCCATTTCTAGCGAAGCCAACGCATCTTGTTGCTCATTCTCCGATAGCGGCGCACCGCTCGTAAATTCTCTATGCGTATTAAGCGTAGCTTCTATATCTTGCGTAGCAACTTGTACAGCAAGAGTTCTACCTTCTTGCGCGGCTAACGCCGCTCCTTTAAGTGCTTTTAGCACTTCTTCTGAATCCCTATCTGTTTTCTCGAAATCGAAGAATGAAACTGGCTTAATTTCAGTTCTAGACACTTTCGCAAAGATATCACTTCTATCGAGCACGTCTTTAGCAACATCAATCTGTAATTTTCTATCAGCATAATTTTGAGGCTGAGAGAGTAAGGTATTGCCGAGTGCTTGTAATGCTGGAGGAAGTAGCTGAACTAATAGTTCCTTTCTCTGTTCTTTAATCTCCGTGATCTTCGCATCTTGATCGAGGATAATTCCATGCGTAATTCTCATTCTCACCACGAGATATTCGGGAAGCTTTTTCAAATAGCGCAAACGTGAAACAGAAAGATTGAGCATGGGTGCTATGGCTGCTTCAGACAAACCCACATTCTCCATCCTCGCAATTAACTCAAACCTCTTCTGCGCATTAAACGATCCATATCGCGTTTTTTGCGCGGGACGTGGAGATAATCCCGGAGTGCTACTGTTCACGTTCCTCAACGACCCGCCGTAATGTAATGTTTGCTGCGAGTTCATTATTCGCCTTCCCATCTACACGTGGATGCGTGGATGCGTGGATGCTGTTCAATCTCTGCACATACGTTTTTATCGCGGTGATTAGAGGAGATCGCGAACTGCTTTCTTCGCGCTTCTTTCTATGCCTCGCGCCCATTCCCGCATGGTAGCGCGAGACGCGCCGCGTGTCAATAGCACGCTGCGCATTTTTTGCGCTAAAATTACAATTCGCATGTTGCCTTTGATGGATGTATACATCGCATGTTCCATTTATTTTTATTTTTGGAAAAAATTTGTGGATGTGACCCCCCGTTTTTTCTCTCATACCTAGATTTTTAGGGGTGGGAAACGTTTCCTGGACTGTTTCTCAATCTATGTTATTGCGTAGCCTTACAGCGTAAGGATACAATAAATAGAAGTAAAGCGATTTACTAAATCGCATTAGTTGTGGATAACTATGGCACATAGATTGCTCAAGAAACAGATAAGTAAGCGTTTGCTAATATTTTCTCAAAAAAAGTTCAGCGTTCAGGCAACGTATTGGCTGCCTCACTGCATCCAAGTAGTGTAAGCCAAAAAAGGTTCGCGAAAGGATAGAATGCCAGAAGTCTCAGAGATGCGCGTAACTCGATGGAAGTCGAGTAAGCGTGGAATCAAACCCAAGGTTGCGCCAATGAGCAAACTCATTGACTGCGAACCAGAGTCAATTTCAACAGAGGAACAATTCCTCCGTGGAAAGATTGGACGCAAAACAGCTTGTTTCACGGTTGAATCACTTCCAGATATGCCGATAGATACAGCATCGGCAAATGCCAAAGCTTGGCTAGAATACTCCAAGCATGTGATGCATCAATACTTGAACGGTGGTGGACACGGGAGCTATAAGCTTCGCGTATTCGCCAGCGTGGAACAATCGCTCCCAGTTATAAATGTTCCACGTGGAACAATGATCGGATGCGCAGAGGGGAAAGTCATCAATCGTCCAAAGGGTAGCGTCTATGGTGGACGCGACCAGATGGATTCAAACACAGTCTATGGTGCTATGTGCCCGTGGCCTAGAACTTAGGCTAGGGTACAACCAAGAGCCTGCTTTCAAGCAGGCTTTTTGTTGTGCTCTAAGGAAAGCACAATCATGCCAAAAGAAATGACAGAATCTCAAGCTCTGGAACTACAGGTGAAAGAGCAAGCTGAAACAATCGCAAAGCTTCAATCCAATCTTGACGCTTCGATTCTCAAGATTATGGAATTGGAAAACAATTCCATTCTCGCAAACTTGGATATTCCAATGCGCGCAGCACTCGAGGCGAAGTGGAATGCTTTGCCGCAAGAAGTTCGCATCGCTTCAGTTTATCCAAACGTCACAACTTGCGTCGAACGCTATATCCTTCGTCAGATGGTCCGTGAGGCGAATGGTAAGCTTGCATCTCAGAAAAGACCCGGATGGGATGCAATCATTTTGCAATGGGCTCCGGCTCTAAACTCCGTCAATGAAGCTGTAAAGACGGAGGCTCAGAACAAACTTAGGGAGTTGGCAGAGCAATTTGACTCGAAAGAGGCGACAGCAAGAATCAAGAAATACAAGGTCGGGCAGGATACGACTTCCACGGACCCACATATCGTGGAAGTGTGTAAGTTGTTTGGAATTGATGCAGTAAATCTGAAGTAGAAACATGAATGGGAGCGAGAAATCGCTCCCATTTAAAATGGCATATTGGACGAATTTAGAAATTTTGCTAGGGTCGGGGGAGAGGGGAAGTTCTCTGGAATCAATGACATACGCGCTAGTACCCCCCATTACCAAACCTGACAGGTGGCCCCGGTGTGCGGGTGGCGTGCGTGCGTGCGCGTGTG